ATGTGGCCCCATGCGGTAATGATGTCCATGGACTAACCGCTTTCGCACGAATCGCTGCTTCGGGAAGTTTTTCTTGAAAGACTTCAAGGACGCACGCAAGTCATCATCACTCCACGATAATTGGGGCAAGTCTGACTCAGGGATGGCTTTGTCCAGTTGATACAAGGCATGGGCATTAACGTAATCATGTACCCCCATTTTGGCTAAGCGAATCAACTGGGGCGAACGGGCAAAGTAGCCAACTAGCACCGCTTCGATTCCTGAATAATCAATCTCCCACAATGTCATCCCTTTGGGAGCCACAAACATATCCTTGACCAGAGATTGGAGTCCTCCCCCATGAGGGATCTGTTGCAGGTTCGGATTGACCATGGAAGTCCGTAGGGTATCAGGGTTGTTGGTAATGGTAGGATGCACTCGACCATCCTTCAACACCGGCAACCCCCCAACGACTTTGATGTCATTGGTCTCCCAGTCAGCCTCGACTTTCCCGATATATGTCCCGGCCAGTTTCTGGACTTCCCTGACATCCAAGACCAAGGGATAGAGGGGGTCTTTAGGGTATTTCAGCATCAAAGCACGCAAGGCTGTTTCATCAGTTGTACGCTTCCCCTGTCTCTTGACCACTTTATGTTTGTGATAATCCTGCCACCGCTGAATTCCCTGCCAACTCACGACAAACGGCTGCGGAACTTCCCAGGCTTCGACTTGTTGTGGCACGGTTTCCAGTGATGACTCACAGGGATGTTTCTTGTTGAGTTTTCCTTCCTTGCCGCAATCAGGACACCGTTTAACCTCTGCGTTCACAGTCACCACATGACCATCCGGGAATTTCTTCTCGGCTTTGTCTTTTTGCTTATAGAGTTTATGGGGCTTGAGTTCAGCAGGCACAAGATCTTGTATCTGGTCATCCAACTCCCCCAATTTCTTGTGCAAGGTCATAGCGTGATCTTTGCGGCGTTCCTGATCAACACGCATCCCTTTTTTATGCATGTGCTGATACACAGGCTCACAGTCCACCACCTGTTCGGTGTACATGCGCCACATACCAGCTTCACTGAGCAGCTGCCAGCATTTTTGGGTAATCCGCAACGCCACATCACTGTCTGCCGCGTTGTAATAGGCAGGACTCTGTCGTCCCAGATGCTTCCATCGCTTCTGGTCACGCAATAACATACTAGCTACGAATCCCAGACTCTTGGGAAGGTCAGAATGCAACACATGCCACGCAATCATCCCATCGTAGACTGTCCCATTGATCGTATATCCTGCTGCCTCTAACCTCGGACAGTCAAACGCCATGTTCCAGACAATCTTGGGATTGTCACTGGCTAAGGCTGAGGCAATGACCTGCCTATAGGCTTTGGTGGCAGGGATACTCAGAGCTTTCCACGGCTCATAGGCAAAGCTAATCCGCTTGATAGGATTGTTCGATCGCAGGTCGAGTTCATCTTCATCCCTTCTCTTGTTAACGGTTTCAATATCAAAGCTAATGGTCTTCCCTTGGTCAATGGCTTCGTCCACCCATGCCTGCGCTGCAGGAGGACCGGGGTCTAAGGCATAGGATGTCTGCGGATGCTGCATCCCATTCTCCGCCAACTCCACTCCCACCTGTAAATCCCGAATCAATACCGACGCAAAATGCGGATTGCCTCTGAGGATATAACTCGGATGAACAGACGGCAGAATGTTAAAAGTTCTCCACGGTTGGACATACCCCCGCATACTCAAAATCTCTCCTTCAGGGAAGAACTGTCTCAACGCGGTATTGCCCAAGGGCATAATCACATCAGGGTTCAATTTCTGGATCAACGGCCATAAATGTTGAGTCCAGCATTGATGCAGAGCTTGGGTGGCATAATTCCCATGGATGTTGTTGTCTGGAGGCTGACACCATAAGGCATTGGAAATCCAGAACGCATCCCTATCCAAGCCAGCACGAGCAAAGCAGTCTCCGAGGATCTTCCCGGCAGGCCCTATAAAAGGACGGCCCTGGAGGGCTTCTTGTTCCCCCAGGGCCTCACCAACCAACAAAACCCGCGAAGTCCCTTGCCCGTCTAGCTGCAAGAAACCCGTGCCAAGGGTGTGGAGTTCACACCCCTGACACGTTCGCGGTTTGTTTAACATTTATCTCGGCGTGATGTAGTAGCGGATTCTCGCACGCGCAGGAACCTTCCGACCACTGGTTGGTTCCACGACATACGGGAGCTTCTCACCGGGATTCTCCGGGTCATCCCCGAAGTCCTTATAGGAGTCTGCCAAAGTCTCCGCTGTTTCGGAGTCATAGCAAGACCAGTCCACAAACGCTTCAAAGGTCGCTCCGAAGGTTTGCTCGATTGCCGCCACCCATTCATCCATCTCCGTGGATCGGACAGGAGGAACGCCGCAGGCTTTGAGATAGTCAGTCAAACGACTACTTCCAGCCAACCGTCCCATTGTGCGGGGCTTGGAACTGCACCGCTCAAAGCGAAGTTTATTGTCTTTGCCTTCGGGGGCATCGACAATTTCGATGTTGTCCACCACGATACGCAACAACCCTTCGTGGTCTTCATAGGTAACAGAATCCGGGGCTTTCATCAGGTAACGACCTGATGGAACAGGGGGTGCTGCTGGACGGTCATATGCATCCCACTGCCCCGGATCTGGTGCAGACAATTCAGCCGGATTGATTCCACTCACTAGTTCTTCTCCTTGTTATTTATTTTTTTGATGAGTTCTTCCTCTGCTGCTTGCTCCCGAGCTTGGATAAACCCAAGGGCCTTGACCAGACTCGCAGGCTCCACAGAATTCGGAACTTTGACCGACGCTCCCTCACGGGGTAATCGGGGGTTACTCAGAACCACTGTTCGCGCCCCCAGTTGGGGGTCTGAGTGGGGAGTAAGGTGGAGATGGTACTTCCCATTGGTCATCGCACACCGAAAGGTGTAGTCCACCCACCGAGGCAACTGCCCTGTGAGTGATTCCCCAACAACCAAGGGTCCAACAATGGGGGTATTTTGGGAACTTTCCCCCCGCCTGACACCCGCTGTGTAAATGTGCGCGACATCAGGTTTCTGCGCTAACACACCCTCACGAATCTGCAACTGCACCATGCCATAGTGGGCACGGTTAGAGGTGCCGAGCTTGAGAGTATCTGTTTCTTCACGAATCACGACATTCCACGCGCCCTCGCCTCCGACATTGGTGCCATCGGCAGACATCTGAGCGAGTGAGGACATCAGCAGTTCCGCATACGCAGTCAGGCCTTCATGGACAATCAAGCCCACATCATCTTTGGCTACGCTACGGTATTTCTTGCCATCTACCCTGACTTCACCACGCATAGCATGATTCACCCACAGCCATGCATTACCTTGGGGTTCAATTAACTCCACAACCCCATGTTTCGCCAAGCTCCGATAGGGCTTCGCAGACCCTTTGTCTGCCAAGAACACCACAGTTCGCTTGTCGTGATCAATTTTTAACTGGGTTGCCAGTTCTGCAATCATGGTGGACTTCCCATGACCGGTGTCTCCATACAACAGAATAGATAATTCTGATGGTAATTCCAGCTTTGCCATTGCTACTCCTTAATTCAAAATATCACTGACCACGCCAACGGCCAACAGGAAGAGGATAAACAGATATGCCAGTAATGTCAAGGGGTATACTTTTCCCATTATTTTCCTTTCAATTCACGTTCCATCTTGTGGTGAGGTACACGGGGTTTATACATGCCAGATCGCACAGGATCCTTATTCACCTGTTTGTTCCAACAACATTCCAGATAGGGACACGCTCCCCACTGGGCTTCGCATTCACTAAAATTCTGCGGAAAGACTTCATCGAGGATTTGCTGCTGAGATAAATGGGGCATGTCCTTTGCCTCGGCAATCATCTTCTCCCTGAAGTTTCGTTGTCTCAGGAATCCATTCATCATGTCGTAATTGACAAAGATAGGCTGAGTTCTCGGGAAGCAATTCGCTACGGCATCCGGTTCATTCTCCAACAACCATTCAATCCAGCCCTCGATACCAGTCTTGGGGACTTGTTTTGTCCCCTCGAATTGTGCTGTGGAGAATCGCTCGAAGCCGGATTTGCGCTTCAAACTATATTGCGTTGGATACAACCCCGGACTGCCAAACTTCCGGTAGCCATACATCAGGGGATGGTAGAGCTTTCCGGCCCTGATATTCCCTTTATACAACCCCTGCACCCACGCCCCGGCCATTCTCTCTCCTGTAGCCTTTTCACAGGCTAACGCCGTTAATTGCTGCTGTAAGGCATGCATCCACTTCCGATTCCCCCATGCTGCTGAGTAGGTCTTGAAATCGGGATACCACAAGTCCCCCGATTTCTTTTCTCTCAACAACAAATCAGGCCTCATCATGTAGACAATGCCGTTATCTTCCATTTCGAGTTCCTGTTCAACAGCGACTTTGTCGAAATTCTTCTTCCACTCAGGCCACACCGCCTTCGCGAATCCCCACAGGAGCACTTTGCAGAGCTGTTGGTGTTCTGCGCTCAATTCCCCCCATTCTGGGAGGTTTTCGAGATGTTCTGTCGCTGCTTGTGCACCCCCGATGTCATACTCGGTGACAATTTCCAGCCCTTCGTGGACCGCGATCCCGAAGTTCAGAGCTGTGGCTGCCCTCGCAGGGACAATTCCAGAGCCATCATATTCCGTGAGCCAGTATCGTTTTCTGGCACACTTCCAGTCAGTTTCGATTCTTGTTCGATCTACCACGATCAAAGCCATTACTATTTCCTTCCTGTGTTATCATCCTTCGATGCAATTCAATACATTCCTTCCCCCTAGCGAGGTGAGCGTGCTCGCTGGGGCCTCCGGTAGTGGCAAAAGCACACTGATCTTACAGTTATTGCATGCTTGGGGGCAAAAACAATCGTTCATTGATATTCCCACACCACCCGATGGAGTCGCTTACCTTGCTGGTGACCGCTCCATCCACTCCCTGTATCATCGTGCCCAAGATGTTGGACTCGATATGCAGACTATCCCACATACGTCGTTGATTGACAACCAAGATGTGGATATTCGTATGTTTCAGTATGACTCGCTGAGTCTGTTATTCAAACTGCTCGATAGTCTCGGAGGGCCATTGTTCATCATTGACCCCCTGATTATCTTTCTTGGTGTTGACCTTAATCGTTATCATCTGGTCGCCCCACAACTCATACGACTGAATCGTTATTGTCAGGACAAAGGCTATACCATTCTCGGCACCCACCACACCACCAAAGCTCGTTCCGATTTTCAATTTCTCAGACCTCAAGACAGAATCTCAGGCAGTTCAGCACTTAGCGCATTTACGTCTACGCAACTTGCATTGACCTCACCAGAAGAATCACAAACACAAGGTACATCAACTGAACAGGCAGCACGATTAGATATCGTGAGTCACTTAGCTGCACCGGAAACACATTGGTTAGCGCGTGATGATCAAGGGTTGTTCTCAGCTATGGGGCCAGATGCCGATCGTGTGATCCAATCCTGTGGTCCGGTAGGTTTAGCGATCTATCAATCGATCCCTGATGGATCAAGTCTCTCCACGCAGGACATTCTTAGCATGATGGGAGATGTTGCAAGTCGAGCGACTGTTTATAGGCAGTTGGAAAAGTTAGTGGATATGGGAATCTTGAATAAAGCCTCACGAGGACTCTACGAAAAAGGGCAGACCCACTAGGGCCTGCCCATTTCCGCTAACTACTCAATTCAGTGCGGGTAAAGAACCTCAACACAATATTCGCCACAGCTAAGACTTGTGCAAGGGCTTCAGGATTGGGTTGTTCTACAGCTGAGGCCACGCCAAGTGTGGCAAGATTCAGCCAGAAGGTTTTCGATTTCCACCATGATTTCATAAGCTACTCCGTTCTGTAATAGTGACATCCTCATCCTCGAAACGCTCGGTGATGAGTTTCCACGCTGTTTGGACTTTTGTTGCTGAGATGGTCACGAGGTCTTTCCGGTTCTTATCATTAAACTGCACCCAAAAACTAAAAAATTTCATACGACTTAGCCTACCTTTCTTCATTGTAATGTCATCCCTTTGGTATGGGTCATGGCTCCATCTAAGAGTTGGACAATCTGCAATACACGAGCATGCTGGGCTTCCAATGAGCGATCTTCCTGCAAGATTGCTCCAATGGCCGCAATACAGGCAATGAATCGTTGCTCTTTGGAGAGATTCTCCATGTCAGCATTTTGGTGAATGGCCACGGTAAATTCCAACGCTTCTATTAGTTCTGCTGTTGACAAGTTAAATTCCTTTGCGATGGATTTAATCGCTTCAGGATTATCCGGGTCTAGACTTCCATAGTCCATGCGCCTCGCCTTTGTTTCACATCAAATTCCACATGACAATGTGTCTTATGGTTTGCATCGCCATATAGGATATCAAATCCTAGTCCCAGTTCGGCTTTCAGGTAATTGACGACATCCTTCATGGCAAGTTTGTGGCTTGCTTGTGTCTGTAATTGTCCTTTACCCACTTGGAAGTCCAGTGCCAAATCGCGGAAATGAAGACTCTTTTTTGAATGAGCATGGTCATTCATCGAGGTAATATGGATATCCAGGCCATGCCTCGCGGACCACACAGCCAGCAAATTCAAGGCGATGACCATGTTCGGGTCAAGCCACGCGAACCTGACATTCTCCCTCACGCCATTAAATACTACCATTAGTTTAGTTCCTCTCTTATCGTCTCAATAAAAATACGAGCAAAGGGGTCATCCGGTTTCTCAATCGAGAATGCATTCCGATTCGGTTGCAGGAACTCCCTTGGACAGCGCAGATAAAAGTTGATTCTGTGCGTCAACGGCAGGATGCCATTGTCGAAATCACAGACGAATTTCTGCATCTCAGGAGGCAAGGTACACCGGAACCGTTCTTCCTCTGTCAACCTATTGAGAATCCAGAGGTCTGTCTGCGTCACCACTGCCCGAAACTTCTTTTTCAAACGTCTGTTCAAGGCTTTGGCAGCCGCACACTGGTAAGGGTCATCTGGTTTCCCAATCCTGATATCCCGTGTGTCTATGCGACATACAAGGATTGTGAGGTCCATCTGTGAAGGGTCTATGATTCTCTGGCCTACTTTTGCCAAGGTTTCGCCCTTTCTGGAAGGTTCTCTGATCCCAGAGATCTACGCTCTGCTGATCTCATCCAGATCTCTGGACATCGGTTTGAGTTCCATGGCAATGTCACGGATCTTGGCACCGATCATGATCCCGTATTCCTGCAAGGCTTTTTCATCTTGTTGAGCAATGGTGGCCACGCCATCAATCAAGATAGGCAGGGCTAATTTCTTGGCCCCTTCCAGCGTTTCGGATTCTTCAGGCGTTACGTCCCCCAAATGTCCCCGAACGTCACCAACCGTGGCATCAGAGGTCTGGATGATAGCCATGACAATCTTGCATCTGTCATCGGACCAGTTCGCGTCCAAGACAATTTTCTTGTCACCCCATGTCGTGCCCAGTGTTTGCCAGTTTCCAATCTTTTCACTCATCTTATTTTCCTTCCCATGTTGTTAATTCAACCTCTGCATATGTTTCAATCCAGCATTTCGCCCCGCAGGATAGGGGCTTTTGGCTCTGTATAATACGCGTCGGCCCCATGACACGAACGTCATGCGCGTAGGCCTTTTGCTTCTTTCCTGCTTCGTAATACTCCACGCCTATTGCTTCCTTGTAGGCCTTTTTCTTCCAGTTCCGCGTCATGGTATGGCGGTTGACATGGATACGCTTGAGATTGTCGTTGTTGATACGTTTTGTTTTCATTATTGAGGCTTTTGTTGTTGGGCTTCCATCAAATGCTTAATCAAGTCCCGTGACCGTTCTTCTTTCAGGCTGTCAAAGTATTCTTTTTGCTTGGCTTCTTCGACCTTCGCTAGGGTTTCGCCCTCTGGAGAAGAAGACCCAGGTGCTGGGGCTGCCGAACCAGGATTCGCCAAAAACAATTTCCCTTCGTAAACTTCCCCCGAATCTTTGTCGGTCACGACCACATATACATGTTCGATTGAATCCTCGGTCGGGTAACTGTTCGCATCTCCCAGCTCTACATCGACTGCCCAATCCTTATAACCACCTTCTTCTATGTCCACATTGACCTCACTTTCTCTCTACAGGTTGACTCTTTAATATATATGTCTATGAGACTATCTATCTAATAATGTAATAAATACCTTTTTTACAGATACTTAGAGAAGTCTCACGCCCCTATATTTAGCCATATTTACGTTGATATTTGAGACTCAGAGTCTCATTCTCGTATAAAGTCTCATACCCCTGAGACAGCATAACCCTTGCAGCGTCATGCGTTTACGCTCGTAATCTCAAATCCTTAACCATACTAAGAGTCAGTGTGTAGATTATAGGTCAGATGACCTTATAGGGGGGAATTTTTTTTGATTTTATTCTTCACCAATTCGTGCGTCATAATTTCCATCATCGAAGTCCTCAATGAACGTCTTAGCTTCGTCGTAATGCTCAGGCTCGCGTCCCTTGCACGTATCGCAACATTCCCTGACAAGGGTTCGCATGAGCGTCACGTAATCCCAGTCGGTCTTGAGCATACCCTTACGCATGGTCATGCATAGGCAGCAGGTCATTCCTGCCCATCGACCCGCGCACCAGTGGCCGCATTTGCGGATATATGGGATTCTCCACGATTCAGGCATACAGCTGACCTAGTTTTTCCCAGTTCTCTATATCCAAGACTGTAGACTGAAGCCAACGCTTACCGCGCCCTTGTAAGACTGCATACTCGCGTTCCTGCTTCGCTTTTGCTTCTTTGAGAGAGTAACCACGAGCTATCCAATATAAATGTGGGGGTAGGCCTTTAGCAGCTGTCAGGCAGTTTGGACAGAGATACCGCTTTGGATTATGCAAGCCAGATATAACCGAGGTATTGTCTGCTAGTCGGATATTACTAAACCATGTTGGGCGGCTTTTTGAGTATGTATTAGCTCCTAGCACTGCACCATATTCTTGCTCACGGAACCTAAATCGTGGCCGCATAAGACCCGCATGCCATCCTAGATGTTCTAAATTTAACGCACTTTTTCGTTTGTGCTCTTCGATGATGTTTGAGTAATAGTGAGGACCGTTTGTCAGTGCATACCATTCACCTTTATGCATTCTGAGAGTTTTGTGGTCCGTAAATCCTTGCTCCTGAACCATGAAGCCTGTAGTTAGACCATGAAAACTATCCTCACGATAATTCTGAGAAGTAGCGCGCGGTCCTTGCCCAAACCAAACTTTTGCGTTGTGGCAACGACAACAAGACTGCTGACTGATATCCCGTGCTATCAGTTTCATAATTTCGTCGATATTATCGGATGTCAGGCCTTCCGGGTGCTCTGTATTAGGCCCGTAATACGTCCCGTAATATCTATCTAACCTATTGATATTACTTGTCGTTTCTCGTGCCAGTTCTGACCTTACAGCGACACAACGGTGGCCGCATGCTGCTGTTAATGGCGGGGTTAATAGTGCGTGATACTGTTGTGCAATTCCACTTGTCACGAGGTTAGGCTGGCGATGCTTTGCCAGTCCCTTAACCTTGTCGCTAATGCCGTCCCAATGCCACATGAACGTATTATTGCCCGTCCAAACTTCTTTGGACTTGGCCTGAATTTCTTTCTCACTTTCTGATAGTTCGTCATCGTCCGTATGGGCTGAATATAAACCTCGTTGTAGTATCTCTATTTGGGAATCCTCACTGTGCCATTGCTCCCATTCGTGAGCGTAGCGATTGCTCACATCCTTACCTGCGAAATACTTCCGTAGTTCCATGTTTACCTCCCTCGTGGATAGTCTACAACGGTAACGCCATTGTATTGAAATAGCACCCATAATTCTTGGTCAGATTTTAGGGGTATTCCGTCACTCGAATAGGCATCCGTCAACCACACTTTTGGGGTTTGCATTCCTGTCAACTTGTCAATTTGCTTCCCCGCTTTTGTGATGCTCGTGCCGCCACCGCCGGAACTAATTGCTTCCTGAATCGCCCCTAAATCGTGGACAGGAATAAGTTCATCGTGGAGCATTCCATCGTCGAACACTGCGACCGTTGAACCGGCCAGTTCTGGTGTCTGATAGGCTCCGTTCATCATCTGGTTTACGGCTTCATGGTCGATAGAACCGCTCGCGTCAATGCACCAGACACCCTCCCAACCCTTAGAACGCTTTTGTCCCGGCAGCAGTCCAGACTCAATGTAGCGATGTTCCCGCGTCCATGTTCGGTCCCGGTCTATTCTCGCGTTATGCCTCTCTAGGAGCCTATCCAGCACTTCGCCAACCCACGCTGGAACTTTGTATATTGCTGGCCGCTCTCGACCGCTCCCACGGCCTACGCCGCTCCGGTCCGTATTCGCTACCCCATTACTAAGGTCCGTAAAGCCTCCGTCAAACCCTGTTTCTTCAACTTCAGCCTCCCACGACTGGAGCACTTCGGCTATGACTTCGGCCTCGCGTGACTTACTTTTCTCGTCCGTATCTGACTCCACTTTGCCTCGCCCACAACCGCCTTTACCGGGCTGGCCAGCTGGACCCTCTCCACTACCGTCTGGTCCCGGTCCCGGACCTTTTTCTTTAGACAACCAGTCATACGCCAATTCTGGAGGCATTGCTGGAATCCCAAGTCGCTCGTATGTGCATGTTGCAATGTCACAGGCTTTATCAATCAATTGCCAATCTACCGCACCACCCGCGTGAATTGCACAATCCGTAACTTGATTCCACAGTTCCCCATTACGCTCTTCTTGGCGTTTCTGGTGGTCGAGCATTACATGAAAACACTCGTGACGTAACATGTGCTCTCTGGCATTTTCATCCTTGCAATTCCTGAACAGAGGACCGAGCAAAAGCTCGACCCGTCCATCCTTGACTGCAACCGCACACGTATCAACTTCGTCTGTTTCCACAACCGTATCGGTTAGTGCTAGAAGCTTGGCCGACATACGACTTAGACCCTTAAACCTCCGGGTTATTTTCTTTTTGGGCATCTTTCTCTTCCTTTCTGAATTTTTTATCAAGTCGAGCCATTTCCTTATCGGCTTGCTCTCGCATTTCTTCAATCGTCAATCCACCCAACCGGCCCGTAGCGTCCGTGATAGCTTGGGCAGCTGGAGATTGACACCAAGTCGTCAACGCTCGTGCAATTTCTCCCGTCTGGTCCTGCGTAGCTTTCTGCTGGAGAATCCGCATAATGTCATTGCGAACTGGAATGGTTGAACTCATTAAAACCGGAACCAACGAACTACGGACTTGGCTCGCATCAGCAGCTCTTGCCCACGCCACGCCATCGACGATAGCGTGCTCTTCTAACCTATGTGCGATGGCCTCAGCTTTCTGGGCAGGGAACGAACCGTAGAGCACCATTCTCTGGACCGCTGGTTTCCAGAATTCGGGGGTTTGATACCAGCTGGCCAACCGGTGCCCTGCACCAAACCAGATATCTAACTCAGGCACGTTTTCTTCAACTGGCGGGTAGATATCTTCCAGTAAATGCCTTACTTCAGCCAGTGATTCTCGCTGGAGAACTTCGTAATCTTTAGGTGGATACGGAACCCACAATAACCTTGCCATTAGAGGATTCGGCAATGGCCGCTTGGGAGGATTACAGGCAACCACAATCGACAGAGGCCTAACCTTCGTATAGCGAATCCGTCGCTCAGCCAGCAACGTAAGTAAACAAGACAAGACTGATTCTTGCGCTTTGTCTAACTCGTCGAGAAAAATCACATAATCCCCGATTCGGTCAATAAAGCCCGGTGGAATAATATTCGGGTGCGTATATTTCACGCCTTGGCCAGTCCTAAAGGGAAAGCCAGAAATATCTTCCGGTTGGTCCAGTTGTGCTTGGATACTGAGAACGTCGGCCCCGTGTCGAGCCGCCCACGTATTGACCAGTCGAGTCTTGCCAGCTTGAGAACTTCCACAGAGTGCAATGACCCCTAATGGACTTGGTTCCCCCGGTTCTTTGTCTACCGCTGCATCTAACAACGTAAAAATAGGTTCATCGCGGTCGAGCCACGTTAACGTATCTGTTCGTAATTTATCCATGTTCTACCTTTCTGACCCGCCACGGGCCGGTGCGTATTGTAGCAGCTTGGAAGTCAAAAATGACTTCCAAAATGAGTTGGAAGTCGAGAGATACGACTTCCACCTCCAGGTCGATACAAAAAAAAAGGCCGGGACAGTGGGACAGAGGTGCTCGCACGATGAACACTTCGATATGGTGACATTTGCATGTTTCCAGTTGTCACGCTGCCCACTACCCGACCCGCTAATACTTAGACGTTTCAACTCTTGGAACCTGACACTTAACCAGAACGTCTCACTCGACTCTGGACCCACGCGAGATACCGGGGGCCACGTTCGACCAGCTCGACTTCACAGATTTTACCCGTTGAATCCTTGTGTTCTATTTTCTGCACTTGCGGCAGCTCAGCCCAAGCAGCTCGGTCCGCGTCATAGCTTGCATGCTTGGGGAGTTTTGAATCTGGTCTAGACACTAGTCCTCCCTCTGATAGATAAATAAAGCATAGATAAGAAGCCCGACCAGCCCCCCAATAATAAGCAGGGGCCAGTCGGCTAGGGTGCTGTTAAATACCTCAACCACGAGTCGAACCGGGGCTGAGAAGGGTAATGCTATCGCCTACTGGATAGATAAGAGCGGCCAGCATTGCCGGGCTGATTTTCCGCACTGAACCACCTTTATCGGCTCTTGAGGGATGGTAGATAAACTGATTGACATGCTTTGACGTTGTCGGGCTGTGATACTGGTCGGTGACATAAATCCCAGTCTGGTGCTCAACAAAATCATCGCCGTTATCGGTCAGTTCGTTAGTAATAACAGGCTCTAGCAGCTCTACAGCTACGGGAGTCTGGTAGGAGAACCGGACCACTTTAATGGTCAATCCTTCCTTAGTTATTTCTATATCTGTAATGTTCTGTCTACTTTTCATACGCTCCTCTACGGCCAAGCAGCACGGCCTTAGTCTATTGCTCATGGTTAGTGTTCAATTCTGCCAGTTGTCGTTGGATATCCTCTAGGACTCTGGCCAATTCCCATAGGATATTCTGTGGATTATCGACTATATAAACGCTTGAGCCTATAGCCTTCTGGACGGCCTTGTCGAGTTGCGCTAGGCCTAGAACTTTGACCTTTTGGCAGTTTGGGCAGCGGACCGTGATTGTATGCCTAAACACTTTTTGAACCCTCCACCAGCTCCAGCACTTGATTGAGAGCCGCTATCGTTTCGGCCTTGTTTGGGGTTTCTGGACTATTCCACTCTGCCGCCAACTCTCGCAGAGTAATACCGATAATCCTTTTCAGCAGTTTGCTAGGTTCAGGGTTGATATCCCCGAGTTCTAGTCGGTCCATTGTTGAACCTTTTCCTTTTGGTCAGTCTGTTTCCAAGCAGGATGCTCAGAACGTCACAGCCGACCAAATCCACCGGGGCAAGTATACAGGTCCACGCCCTAAATATCCGAACATTACCAATAAATATGGTCAGGCTGAGAATGCTGGTCCGGTTGCCCCGGTCCGGTTTTCCACCTTCATACCTCATTGACTGTCTTATAAGGGAAGGGGGTAGGGGGGTTTTGGGTGCAGGTTCTGACCATATAGAAACATCCTTTCTAGACAATTTAAGGTTCTGGGATATAGTAGCTTGACTGACCATACTTTTTGGGATAGTATTCAACATAGGAGGAAAATATGACTGGACCAGCAACATTACGGCCCCAAAGAAGGAGTGGCAGTGGGATACCTCGGACAGCCGGGGTGAAATTTGAGATTGCAGATGACCCTGAGAGTTTCGGGGGGTTGTTAAAAGCGATGAGAGAACGATCGATGTTGACAACAAAGATGTTGGCAGCAAAATTGGGGGTGAGACCTGCAAGTATCAACCAATATCTCTACCGAAAACGTGGACAGGGCGGAACCAGTACATTGCGGTGGTTTTTACGCTATGCGGAGGCATGTGGATGCAAAGTGCATATTTCATTTCCAGCAGAAATGCCAAAAGAGGTACGTACACCTGGATTCTTAGTAACAGGTCTGGAGAATCGACATGACTCGGGCACTTAACGAAGCAGAAGCAGATCAATTCGCGTTGATGCTACTTTCAGGGGCACCAATCGGGGATTCAGTGAGATATTTCCTGGATATCAACACGCCTGATGAAGTAATCATGGATGCCGCGGAAACATGGCCAGGTCAGGATGAAGTACTCATTGCCCTGGAAAAATATACAGGGGGTCAGGCATGGCATAAGATGTCTGACCAACAGAGGTTGGAAGTTGCCCTGAAGAAGCATTACAACGAGATGGCCTATTTTTTGTGGAGTTCAAATTACGCGGAAATCGACGGCAAGGAGAGGCTGAAAGCCGATACTTGCCGTTCTGCCTTAGAGGTGAAGATAGCAGGAATGGCAGGTCAGGATAGTCCGTTGTCCAGATTCTATTCAGACATGCTGGATAAATACGAACCGAAAGGTCAGGCAAGTTAGTGGCAACCACAACAGTTGATCCTGCAATGCGGGATAGACTTGTCACCCAATTCCGGGCATTCATCTGCAAGGAAAATGGGATTGTTCCATTAGAGCACCAAGCAGATTGGTGGGTGACAACAGATGGCTATGAACTGACAGATATCGTGGCCAAGAAGAAAGAGAAACGACCAACAATAGAAGTCAGACTTCCACAGGGAAAGATAGAAAAACGTGTGCTGTTCCCCCGTAAGGCTGGAAGGGCAAAAGTCGTAGCTGAACTGGGTGCGTATAAATCAGGGAAATCATTCGGGGCAGGAATTTGGGGGGCAGCGTTTGCTGCCGTTCCCAATGCCTTGGTGTATCTGGTCGGGAATGAATATGACATGACCGCCCCGGAATTTGAATACATTCTGGAAGCCTTGTGTTCTGAGCGTGGATTGAACTTGAAATATAGCTCATTGCAGAACCGCCCCAAAGATGGTCGGTTGTGGTTGGAGCTTGATAATGGGGCCAGATTTGAGGCAAGATCCTGGGAGCGTTCGGAGTCTCTTAAGGGAAAAGAGGTCGATGCCTATATTTATTGTGAGGCCTATCAGCTCCCTGGGATCGAATGCTTTACGTCAGTCTCGCAGAACCTGAGAGTTCGACAGGGGTATGCGGTCTTTCCCACAACTCCTGACAGGCCATGGGTGAATATCTTCCACGAGAATGGTCACGGAAATCCTGACTTTGAGGAATGGGTCTGCAAGTGTGGTGTGCCAGCCATAGTCAATCCCATCAGTTTCGATCAGTCAGCGATGGACCGGGATAAGCATTTATTAACGAGAGAAAAGTTCTCGATTGCGTATTTAGGTCGGCTTGGAGATTACGTTGGGAGAGTCTACAATTACCAACGTGGCGATCGTCAATTCACCCTGCAAACACATCCACGGCTGTGGCATAATCCTGAAGCAGGAACGACGAAAGAAAATTTCAAGTTGCCAGATGATTGGCGTGTTGAAATTGGGGCAGATACGGGAACGTATTGTGCAGCCTCTGTGATTGCAGTCAGCCCCGAAGGGCAGGCCTATATTCTGGATGAACTGACAAATTATAGTTATGTGGCCAACACACCAGAACTGGATCCATCAGGTTCAATCGTTAATTGGGCTGCGGCCTTGAAGCGCATGGCGGCGATGTGGAAAACACGCCCCGTAGCGTGGGTGGATAGTAACAGTCAGTTCAAGCAGGAGTGTATCCACCATGGCGTACATCTCATGGCCAATAAACGGGGGCGGGAAGTCAGGACGGAAGCCACAAGACAGTATTTCCAGCATGAGCAGATTTTCCTGGCTCCGTGGCTGGAGATGGTGCCCTATGAATTGGAATATGCCCAATGGCCGGACCATACCAGTGCCAGTGGAAGATATGAACGCTTAAAAGTGAATGATCATGCACTGGACTGCGTAGAACATGTCTTATCAAGGCATCCACGCGCAACAACACCTGAAAAGCCCCGAACATTTATACCCCCTCCGGGTTCTGTCCAGTGGATGGGGAATCCATTAAGGCAGAAGAAAAAACGGCAACCAGCAGATTCACATTTGGGAGGAATGTAGTGAACAGACATGAGGTGGAGAAACGATTACGGGACGTTGAGTCGAAAGTGAAGTTTATGATGCACACATTGGCTTTAACTCGGAAGGATAATGACACAGGGAAAACAGACTCACGTACGTTTGATTCCCTTTTTGATCAGGCGGTGGCAAATGACATGGATGCAGCAAAAGTTGAGGAAGTGGTTGGGGATTCTGGAGATGGAGTACGAGATCGACAGGTTGCATCAAATGATAACCAGCCAGGATATGGCCCGAGATCAGAAGCCGGACCAGATGGATTCCCCAAATGAACGAGATATTCCAATGGAAGATACCCCTGATGCCCACTTGGGAGCGTTTTAGATGGCAAAGAAAAAAGAAGCCGAAAATTTAGCTGACTACACCGAAGACTACAATCGACTTCGGGCGCAGAAGGCCAGGAATGTCGGGTCAGTAGAATTACGGATCCTGACAAACCTTTCATTCATTTCTGGTGAGCATTGGGTGGGAACTCAAAACCGAATGCTGTTTACCCGGAGAAGAGACCCCAATAAGCTGCATCTGGTATTTAATCTCGCTGCACAGATGCTGCATAAGATGATCGGGAGGCTGACCAGTATTGCCCCCATCTTCAAAGCCAGAGCTGACAAGCAGGATCCGAAGAGTCTCGGGAATGCCCAGGTTGTCGATAAGCTGGTTCGGGCGTTGGATGAGAAACTCGATCAGGGATCCCGGACATGGGAACTGTTGTGGTGGATGTCCATTGGGGGTGTGGCCTTTGAATACATCCCCTGGGAAAAAGATGCCTGCATGGAACCTATGCCCCTGTTTGATGAAGAATCCGGGGAATTGATGTGGACTGATACCCAATCGGGGGAACAGGTCCCGGAAACCATGAGACAGATGGCAATCTCTCAGGGAGCACCCAAAGAGCAGTTTGAGGTAGTCGAAGAGATGACACTGACTGGAGATATCGGGAGTGAGATCCTGAGTCCCTTGCAGGTGTTTATTGATTCCTCTGTCAGGGCTGTTGATGATTTGAGTCCTGATCAGGCGGTCTATATCGCCAAAATCAGAACATTGGGGTGGATTGAAGCCAATTACGATGTCAACGATAAAACCATTGAAAATATCAAGGATGCCCAGGAAGTCAGGATTCTCAGTACTGACATCAAGCAATTTGGCGATCCAACTGGGGCGGTGCATTTACAGGACTTGATTCCAAGGGTACAGGGGACTCGGACCATGAATGACCCGGATTTGGCGGTGGTCGTGGAACGCTTCCAGCCTATGTCTGCCAAAAACCCCAGAGGGAAATATTCCTGCTTTATTCCTGGTGAAGAGATTCTCCATGATGGAGACAATCCCTATGAGGAAATCCCCTTGGTGGATTACCACTGGGGACCAACGACTATGAGTTTCTGGAGCAATGATTACGTCAGTGATTTGATTGCCCCGCAGCGATTCCTCAATAAGAGAATTAGTCAGCTTGGGGAACAGGCGAATGCGTCGATTTATGGTGATGAGCTACTGGGACCTGGATTGAAACGGGAAGATATTCCTGCTGATTATCCTGCCCCGATTGAGAACGGCTTGAATGAAGCTGGGATCAAGATGGTCCAGAGGAGAGATCCGCCCCAATTACCTGCCTGGTTCATGCAGTCAGTGGACTTGACCATGAAATTGATGCAGCAGATTGCTGGTGGGGCTGATTTGATGCAGGACCAGAAGTTTCCTGGCCAGATGAGAGGCCCTATGGCCGTGCCGATGCTTCAGGAGATTATTGATACGCAATGGGGCATGCTATACCAGCACCTTGGAAAACAGATGGGAAAAACCAAGGAAATGCGGATCAATCGGGTCAAACAGTTCTATCCAACCTATCGAACCCTGCATTACACAGATAGAAACATGAAAGATGAAGTGTTTATCTTTCAGAACTCTGAAATCCTGAAATCGGGGACAGATTACTCCATTACAGTCGAACGAGGGAGTCTGATCCCGGAATTGAGGGCACTGAGAGAAGCCAGGATTCGGGAGCACCTCCAGTCACCGCTGGCAGTGTTGTACATGGACGAGAGAACAGGGCGGATTGATAAAGAGAAAATCGCTGCTGACTTGAGTATGGGGGACGCAGGAAGGGAAGATTCCGAGATTCGCTACAGGAAATTGGCAAAATCCCTTGTAGAGAAACTATGGGTTGGAGAACCTCTTCCGCCTCACATTCCCATGCCGTTCTGGAATCTCAAGGTGATTATGGATGAATTGGAAGCATCCATGGCTACGACAGAGTATTTGGGGGCGAGTCCTCAGATTCAGCAGGGATTTGCTGAGTTCTGGAATAAATGCCGTGAAATCATGGTCAAAGCCAGTGAAAAACGTGAACAGGGCATGCAGAACACCATGATTCAGGGAGCTGTGGCTCAGGCCAGTCAACAGGCAGCAGCCAAAGCTGCCGCAGAAGCCATTGATATGGCGATGGGTCAGTTCAAGGAAAGTTCAAAGATCGCAGATGAAGCTCCAGAAGCTCTGGCTCAGGCACTCCAAGCACGCCAGAGTGCACTGGAAAAACGCGGTCCACGCGGTCCTGTGCAATAACTACATGTTGTGGGGGGTTTCCCAGCCCCCCTACATCTTGACACTACCTCTCTATCAGCTTTATAATTCATCTGATTGCCGGTTGAACGAATACGGACAGGCGAACAATGTCAAGGGTCTCCATTCAGGAATAAACCCAACACACTCCCTGGCCACTCGAAAGGAGACATGGCATGGCGGATGAGGAACTGGTTGAACAAGTCGAGACAAGCACAGTTGATGAGACTGTAGGCGGCGACCAAGAACAATCACAACAATCCGATTCAGGAGCGTGGCCTGCTGACGTACAAGCAGAGTTCACGAAAAAAACTCAAGCTCTCGCGGATGAACGGAGACAATGGGAAAATGATCGGTTCTCGCAACAGCAGCAAATGCAGCAATACCAGCAGCAGTTGCAGCAGTATGCAAACCAGATGCAGAATCAGCAGCAACAGGGACAACAGACTCAAGTGCAGCAGCAACAGCAGGGACTGTTGGACCAGTTGCGAACGATGCCGTATCTGGATGGGAACACGGCGGCTCAGTTGATGGAGCGAATTATGGGAGAAGGCATTAGCCCTCTTCAGCAACAACTCCAGCAACGTGACCAAGCCATGGCGCACATGTACAAAGAGTACAAAACGCTTAAGGATACGGTCGGGTCTTCCCAGTCAAAGTCAGTCGAGCAAGAGCTAAACAGCCGATTTCAGAAGTTACGTGATGAGCATGGCCTTCCTGATGCGCCGTGGGCTGATGACTACCTGAGAGATGTATATTTCTCTCACGAAGGAAAAGACTTGAACGCGCAATATCCAGAGATGGTGCGAACCAGACTTGAATCCATGCGAAAAGGCTTCAGGGAAATGGATAAAAAAGCTGCGGAAAAGGCTAAGACTTCACCGCTTCCCTTTAAGGGAGGTGAGTCATCACTTACCAGCGGGAAAACAGGTGGGTACAAATCAGCTCAAGAGCGTGCTGATGAACTTTGGCCCATGCTAAATCCTGGACAAGATGAATAGTCCGGGGGGAGATTCTTGTGGCTAGTACAACTGATGTTATTGAGGCAATGAAATACACCTATGGTGTAGATCAGGTCCTCTACCTCTTAAATGAGGAAGTCGTTACCTGGAACATGTTCCAGAAAATGAAAAAGCCTCTGGGCGGTCGTGGGCAATTCATCATGCCAATTATGGTGAAGAACCCAGGCGCGTGGACGGGTATTACGGAAGGTGGCGCGTTGCCATCCAACCTCAACCCAGACACGGCAGAGGCCACCTTCAGCCTCCAGGAATATACGGGGCTGTACAACATGTCGTGGAAACTGCTCCAAGACGCACGGAACTCAAAGTTTGCGTTCCAGACTGCGTTGAAGATGATGGAGCAGGGCTTCCGCCGACGCGTCCTGAAATTGATCAATGCTGATTTCATTTCAGATGGTCTAGGCAAACTGGCTGTCATGCCAGCCGCTGACAACCAGACCACCATTACGGTTGATGCACTCCCAAGTGTGGATGTCGGGATGACGGTTGACCTGATTGACGCGTCTGACAACGACGCTGACTTGGCAGCCTCACGGACTGTCTCGGCAGTGGATGTTCCGAATCGAACCATTACGATTAGTGGTTCGGCTCCAAGCGGCACAGCCGCAGGGGATTTCTTCTGTATTGAAAACACGACGAAATCCGGGGCAATTTATCACACCGATGGGCTGCTGGGGATTATTGATGATGCCAATCCTCCTTCAGGGAACTTTGGCGGCATTAACCGAAGTACTGCTGGAAATGAGTACTGGGAATCCGCAGTCCTGGACAACAGTGGCACCAACCGCGCACTGACCGAAGATCTCATGCTTCAGCTTGAAGATCTGGTCCGTGAAAAAGGCGGGGCTAAACTCAACGCCTATATGAGCAACCTGGCTATTATTCGTCGCTACCACGAACTCCTCAAGGATGACGTGTTCTATGCGATGAGTTCGCCCCAGGCACTCGACGGTGGTGGGGCTGGTCGTAAAGGTGGGTCAGGGCAAAAAGGGAAGAAGGGCGGCGATGGCCGTTCAATCTACAAATTCTCTGGCAAGCCATGGCACGTTGAGCCGTATTTCGCGGCCAATACCATTATTGGCATGGATACGGAGCATTTCTACATCGGTCACGGTGAGAATGCGGCTCCACGTCCAGTCAGTGAAATCTTCGATGGCACACCATTCTTCCGTCAGACTTCCAATGCAACCTTTGAGGTGGCATGGTACTGGCAGGGTCAGTTGCTGAGTGACAACCCAGCAGCGGGTGCGAAGATCGAAGACGTAGCCGAATCGTAAACTGAGTAGGTGGGGGAGGGGCTTCGGCTCCTCCCTGCCACTTCGCCAGAAAGTAGGGAAGTATGGGTATCAAAGCAATCGCTCGACTCGCGCCGGTTCATGTGGTCTATACCATCTCAGCAGGAGAAGCGGCTGACACGGGGATCTTCGTGGCCGATCAAGATTATGAAATTATGGATGTGCGTGAAGTGCACAGTACGGCTGGAGCCAGCAGCACGACATTGGATGTCGGTGTGGCTGCATCAGGAACGGCCCCAGCCAGTCTGACCACGGCAATTAGTTCAGCCTTGGCACTGGACAGCACAGCCAATACACCTGTTCAATCCACCCTGACATCGACCTTAGCAAACAGGAAGCTCGATAAGGGTGAACAGCTCTCACTGAATTACACGGGAACAGTAACAGCATATGAAGGATCAGTACATGTCGTGCTGAATCCAGTTCGCACAAACACAACCTACTAACGTAGGGAAGGGGGCGCATGGATGTTTTTGATCCAGTGAAGTATTCATTGGAGGAAAATAAGTTCT